TCCGAGAATGCAGTAATTTCAAGGGTTTTCGGGGTTTCAGAAGACGCAGAAACAGCAATTTACCACAGTTTTACCACAGCACACTAAGATTTTCTCAGATAAAAGACACTGTTGCGAAAGCAGCGGTGTTCTTTTTATGCCCAAACCGTACTATGACCAAAGTTCCGAAGAGCTTCGAGGCTTTTGTCATAGCATGGACTTTTGCCATCCTGTAATCTATTCTAAGATAAAACATTTAACTTAGATTAGAAAGCGGGATGGCTTTTTGTGTTTTTGGACCGCGTGGACCTCCAAGGCTGATACGGATACCAACTACAGATGATTGGAGGAAAATTGATGGGAACCGTAATTCGACCGGAGGTCTCGGTGAAAAACAAATACTGGATTTCCAAGCATCGATACTACGAGCTGAAGCATTTCTGCTTGCAGTATCCGGAATGGAGGCGGGCGTATCATGACCTTGATAGTTTGCCGGCGAGGTCAGCAAGCGCAACTGACTTTACCAGAGGCGGACAAACGCCAAATCCGACGGCACTCTATGCAGAGGCGAGGATTTACTACAAGGACAGAATGACGATGGTGGAACAGGCTGCAAGGGAAGCTGCTGACGATCTGGCGGGACTGATGGTGCGAGCTGTAACGGAGGGCATGTCCTATGAGCACGTCTCTCCCCCATGCTGCAAAGAGGTCTGGTACACCGCGTACAGACGGTTTTTCTGGCTGTTGGACAAAGCGCGAAAATAGCAAGGACTATTATGAAAACCAAATACTGAAAGGAGAAGACACTATGAACAACAACGATAAGGGAATGCTGGCAACTGTTATCCTCAACGGAATCATTTGGGCAACCGGTGGAGTTGTGGCTGCGACAGCCATAAAGCAAACCGGGAACGGCAAATGGGGCTGGCTGATGATGATACCTGCTCTGTCTACCTTTACCTACAAGAGCGAGAGCGAACACACCAACAAGTAAGCGGTCAACATTGGAGGAGGTCGTGCCTGCGGGCATGGCCTCTTTCTTTTTGCCAAAGAGCAGTACGCAGGTGACGAAAACCTGTGATATTATGATAAGGAGGAATTGTCAAAATGGGAGTTTGGATGTGGGTGGCTATCGGTATACTGGTGGGATTTGCCGGGGGATACTGGTTGTCCGTATTTCTGCGTTCCAAGACCTTCGCCGGGACGCTTCGCGAGGATCATTCCGATCCGACCGAGGCGCCCTATTTGTTTTTGGAACTGGAGCATGGCGGTATGGAGAAGATCCACAAGTATCAAACTGTGCTGTTCAAAGTGAAGATTGAAGATTATCTTCCGCGAAGATAACACCTCCTATTATGGAAATCTATCACTTACTGAAAGGAGAAATGAAGATGAACCCGACAATTAAAGAGATGCTGGAAGAGGAGTACACGAGGACTCTCGAAGAGATATCCAAGGCAAAGACAGGATCTGACGAAGCAAAGTGGGCATTGCAAAAGCTGACCGTGCTTCACAAGCAGATGATAGAAGCGACACAAACCGAAGACAAGAGCAGGATCGACGCTCAGACGCTGTCTCTGAAGGAGCGGGAAGCTGCGGATAAGAGTTTTATCGAAACGCAGAAGCTCTCTTTGGAGGAGCACGAGGCTCGATTCAAGGAGCAACAGGCGAACGAAGGGAAAGTGTGGACTGTCATCAAGCTGGTAATTGACGGCACGGCGATTGTGCTGCCTATCGCGGCTTCGTGGATCTGGATGGGCCGGGGATTGCAATTCGAGAAGACCGGAACCTTCACGACCAGGACCGGAAATTGGTTGAGCAACCATCTGAGGCTATTCAAGAAGTAACAAAGGACCTACCAAAAAGAACGAGTCTGTGTAAAACGCATAGGCTCTTTCTTTTTGCCTTCCGCGATATGTGCATCTGCTTTTATGGAAACCAAAACAAAGAAAGGAATGGTAAAACTATGGCTAAAAGAGTGTATCTGTACGCATTCAACAACGTATTGAAGATCGTGGACACCAAGTTCCTGGAAGGAGAGGCAGTCTCGGTTCGAGACATGCTGCGGCTGGCCAGATGGATGAAGGAAACCTATCCGGAACCCGTCGTGGTCTACGCAGTGGATAATCGACCGGGGCTGTACAAGGAATACACGGAATCGGTGAAAACGAAGGACTTCACCAGGCATGTTGAATTCGCAGACATTGTTAGCCGTGAAGGACTTCTGATCTGCATTTGAGGACTGAAAAAAGGCGGGGCCGATACAAAGGCTCTTCCTTTTTGCCGGAGGAGCTTATGCGCTACCACTTTGAAAAGCCGGGATTCTATGAGAGTCATTACGGGCAGGTTTATATTTGCGATCACCCCGTCTATACCCGGTGTACGCTGTATGTCATCGGTGATAAGGGACTGGCAGTGATCCAGCAGCGGTTTGACGAGGAGAAGAAATCCACCTGGTGGGGCGAGATCGATCCGTGGCTGACCGACGCTATATATTTGCACCGATCCTTCAAGGAATACTTCGATGAGCGAGCAAAGCCGTGTAAGGACGGCCTATATCCTACGGTAACCGTCCGGCAGATCATGTGGGCGTTGAAGATGAAGCCCATTCCAAAGCATCGCTGGGAGACGGTGTTTGACCGTCAGGATATCTGATCCGCGAAATTTACAAGGGGCATTATGAAGAACACCATTAGGGAGGAATACAACATGACGAAGACTTTAATCGTAATCATTGCGTGGACCATCGTTCTGATCAACGAGGTTTCGAAGACCCGTGAAAAGAGATGGAGCATCAAGGAGAAGAAGCAGGGCTATCGAGTGCTGAAGGACGGAACTATTGAGATACTTTAAGAACGGAAGATCGGGCTGATACAAAGGCTCGGTCTTTTTCTTTTGCAACTATATCTTAAGGAGGAGAGAATCATGAAGGGATTTGTTGGTACGGTTGTGAGCGGGGCCATTGGACTTGCGGCGCTTTATGTCGTCGGGAGGGTAGCCTTTCAGGCTGGTCATGACATTGCTGAAGCTGAATGCCGTTACGAACAGCTTCAGCGCGGAATCGACGCGAAGACGAACAGGAAGGACGTTGTTATGGCTGCTGATTCTGAGGAAGTTGTGGAAGCGCCTGCCGAGATCGTTCCGGAGAAGAAGCGGAGCAAACTTGGCATGTTGTTTGGCCTTCGCAAGGTATTTGGAAAAGAAGGGTCTTCTGTAGTGGGTGATCTGCTCCAGAATCCTGAGAACCACGTCGTCGAGGCCTGTGTGAAGGGTCGCGAGATCCACGTCAATGTGAAACCCAGGACTGCTTGAAGGGATTGATCCAATATGTCTGTTACTTGTCCGATTCGAATTGATGTCATGGAGGATACTGAAGAGGAGGTTACTGCCAAATGGCAACAGATCAAGAAATGGTACAAGGAACATCCGGAAGTAAATCCACCCTGGAAAGAATGGGAGAAAAGCCTTCCGAATCCATCCTTCACTATTGGGCAGAGATCCAGTTTCAGAGGCGCCTTGGGAGAAAATCCTCTGATGCACGCCATATTGCATATGAGCGAGTGTTTGGGAGAGGTGATGCAAAATGATTCTGTTGTGCTTGCTGCTGACTGTATTAAAGAGAGGAGAATGAAAGAAGAGCATCAGGATTTCGAAGAAGCACGGCGTGAACCCAACGATTCCGATTTGCTTCTGGTGTGGAAAAGAGAAGAATGAGATTGCCCTGCTCGGTCGGCTGCCGGGAGACGCGGAAGCGCCGAGATCGACCTGGTTGATTGGCGACTACGAGCCCTGCGATGCTTGCAAGGAATTGCGCAAACAGGGTATCGACCTGATCGAGGCGATGGAGTATCCGGTTGCCCATGAACAGCAGCCGCCCTATCACGGGGCGTATCCGACCGGAAGACACATGATTCTTTCAGAACACGCGATCCGATCCATATTTTCACCAGAGGTTGCTGACAACCTATGTAAGGTTCGGATGGGATTCATGGACAGTGAGACGCTTGCAAAATTGCAGAGCATGATTGAAAAGGAGTGATGCGAATGAATATTGGAAAATGGATTAAGCAAAATGGTTCCACTATCCTCACCTGCCTTGGGGCCGGAGGGGTGATCGCCACCACGGCGCTGGCCGTCAAGGCGACGCTCAAGGCCAGAGACGCCTGCCTGGATGCCCAAGTCGAAATGGAACGAGACAAACTGACCAAATCGGAAATCGTTTGGATTTCACTTCCGGCATTCATCCCAACGATCGCGGTCGGAACCGGTACGCTGGCCTGTATATTTGGCGCGAACGTTCTTAGCAGACGGCAGCAGGCAGCCCTGGCCAGTGCGTATACGGCTCTCGCCAGCTCTTTCGAGGCTTATCGCGATAAGGTAGAGACGCTGTGCGGGCCGGGTACGAACGCCGCAATCGACAAGGCCATCAAACAGGAGAAGCAGGATATTCTGGACGACCGACCTCCATGGGACGAGGTGCAGACCTTTTATCTTGAAGGCTGCGACAAACCCGCGTTCTTTGAGCGCACCATGGAGCAGGTCATGAATGCCGAGTATCACATCAACCGTGATTTCCAGCTCAAAGGTCAGGTGACATTCAATGAGTTCCGGGAATTTCTCGGACTTGACCCGGAAGAGGGCGGAAACGATGTCGGCTGGGACGATTACATCGGAGAGGTCGCCTTCGGCTATCGATGGATCGACTTCAATCATCGATATTTTGAGACGGATGACGGTTTGACGGTCTGTTCCATCGACATGCCGTTCGAGCCCCATTCTCTTGTGGAAGAGCCATTCTGATATTCTTTCCGCGAAAAAAGCAGCTACTATTATGAGAAAGGAGGCATTAAGCCATGAAGAACTTTGACTGGGTAAAGGCAGTTGGTCTTCTGTGCACCATCGGCACTATCGCGATCAGCATCGTGAACGGTATTGTCGAGGACAAGAAGATGAACACCAAGATCGAAGAAGCTGTTCAGGCCAAGCTGACCGAAATGAACAAGTAAACCAATAGAACTGAGCCCGATTGCAAGGGCTCTTTTCTTTTTGCCAAGAAGGAAAGGAGGCGTGTGATCGGGCATGACGCGGGAAGAAGTGATCTCGTGGCTACGACGATATCGAAGAGACGAAACCTATAAACCATCCAAAAGACTGTTCGGATGGAAGCTGAATTATGATTTCATGCGGGCATCGTATGAGCGATTCCTTGTCCTTGAACTGATTCGAAGAATCAACGATTCGTTGAAGGAACCAATGGATGTCATCATCGACTTCTATTACAGGATGGACGATATCGTCTGTGAAAGCGAGCAATCCAGAACTTGGACGTTTGCTTCCACAATGGAAAACTGTTGCGCGGATATTTTGAGATATCTGCGAGAAAAGGAGAAGAATGAAGATGCGAAAAATTGACTGGAGGGGTATTGCCGATAATGTTTGGCAGACCCTGAGACGGAAAAGCCCCGAAATTCTGACAGGCGTCGGCATTGGGGGTATGATCACGACGACGATACTGGCCGTTAAAGCGACCCCTGAGGCGCTTCGCAGGATCGAAGCTAAGAAGCGGCGGGAACACCACAAGAAGCTGACCGTGATCCAGACGGTGCAGGCAACTTGGATTTGTTATATTCCGGCCGGCGTGACTGGAACGGTCTCTGTGGCCTGTCTGATTGGCGCAAGCGTGGTGAATGGACGCAGAAACGCGGCGCTTGCGACGGCGTACAGTCTGGCAGAGAACACCTTGAGGGAGTATCGCGGCAAAGTGGTGGAGACCATTGGCGAGAAGAAGGAGGAAGCGATTCTCGACGCCATTGACCGTGATCGGGTCGAACGCAATCCTCCGCCCGCTAACACGGATGGTTTGCCGATGACCGAAGGTGCAGTGGCTCCGGTGCTGTGCATGGACGGCATGTTTCCCGGAAGATATTTTCACAGCGATGTGGAAACGCTGCGGAGAGCCCAGAACAAGCTGAACTGGCAGATGAACAACGGATCAGAGCCTTATATTTCCCTGAACGAGTTCTACATGGAGATCGGCCTTCCCACCGTCGAAACCGGCGATGATCTCGGTTGGCGGACGGATCGAGGTTTGATCGACCTTCGGTTCTCCAGTCAGCTCGTCAACGGACGCACACCCTGCCTGGTCATGAGTCATAACAATCCGCCTGAGTATGGGTACAGCGATGCCTGACTGTTGAATTGGCTCGTTGTGATCGACTGATCCGCGAAATTTGCAAGGCGCTTTATGAAGGGGAAAACCCTAAAATCGAAAGGAGAAAAGAATCATGGAAAACATCGAGAAGAATGAGATCATCACCACTGAGGCGATCGAGGACATCACGGAAGCGACTCCCACTGAGGGAAGCGTGCTGAAGACTGTGGGCATCATCGGCGTCGGACTGGCTGGGGCAGCTCTGCTGACCAAGTTCGTCCTGCTGCCGCTGGGGCGCAAGGCCATCGGCGCGATCCAGAAGCGGAAGGCGACCAAGAAGGCCGAGAAAGCGGAACCGGCTGAGGTCGAGTTGGACGACATGGATCTGGATGAGATCCCTGAGATCGACGAGTAAACCCATCGCAAAGGCGAAAGCGCTGATAACAAAGCGCTTTCCCTTTTTTATTTTGCCTTGAGAAAGGATGTTGTCTATGGGACCCGTCGAGCAGGCAATCTGGTCGTTCATGCGAGTATTCAGCAATGTCTGTCAGTTGATCGGTGTTGTCGGACTGATCGGCATTGGCGCCATCTTCATCAACAACTTCACTGACAAGCTATTAGAAGAAAAGGAGAAATGAAAAATGAGTCAGCGTTCATCTATGCGTTCCATCGCAAAAGCCCGGCTTCAGGCCATGGGCGTCCCCCATGTCAATAAGGTGATGGGTCTCGGCCTGTCTAATTCCAAGAACCGTAGAATGCAGCGCACCAGTCAGGGCCGCAAGCAGCTGGCGAACATCCAGAAGAAGCATATTCCCGTATGGCGGCGCGTGACCACCGGCAGCCTGGCAAGAGAAGGCTTCAAGGCCCAGATGGGCATCGGTAAGAAGCGCAGATTCCGCGTGGCTCAGTAAAGGAGGAAAGCGATCATGGCAGAAGAGTACAAATCCAACTCCCATCGTTCCAAGGAGCATCAGGACAGCCATGAGCCGATGCCCGAGAAGAAAACCGAAAAGGTGGTTACCGGCAATGTGAAGCAGCGCAAGAAGAGCGGGCTGTCCAGAGCCGGTAACATCTTTATGCCCGGCGATGTGGACTCCGTCAAAAGCTATATTTTGATGGAAGTTCTGGTTCCTTCGATCAAGCGGGCTATCAGCGACATCGTGTGCAACGGCATCAACATGCTGCTCGGGGAGCCTGCGAGGAACAAATCCGGAGCTCCCGGCGCACGGGTAGCCTACCGGCAGTATTATCAGTCCGATGATCGGAAGGACTATGCCCGTCCCCGCGCTCAGGCGCAGTACAACTATGACGATATCGTATTCGAGACCCGCGGAGACGCGGAAGAGGTGCTGTATCGCATGGAGGAGCTGCTGGAGCGCTTTGAGGTGGTCAGCGTGGCCGACCTGTTCGACATGGCCGGTATCAGCTGCAATTACACCGATAACAAGTATGGATGGACCGATCTGAGGAACGCTCGCGTGGAGCGAGTCCGAGACGGTTACATCATCAATCTTCCCAGAGCGACAACCCTGTAAATGAGGGAGGAGCGAAGCGACGACTAAGCCGAGCAAAATCATATTTTGCCGGATGTAGCTGCGGGCCGCGTAAGCGAGCACGGAGCCGAAAGAAGGGATGACTTATGATTCGGATGAAACTCAGGGCTTGCCCCTGGTGCGGATGGAGAAACACCACCATGACAGTCATCGACGGTTCTGCCGTCAAGAAGTTCACCGAATACTCTATCCGATGCAATCATTGCGGATGGGCCAGCAAAAAAAGCCGCTTTAAGTGGCGAACCCGGTGGTTTTGGAATCACATGAATCACATTGTCGCTCCCACGAGAAAGGAAAGGAGATACCATATTTATGGACGGGAGTTCTAAGCCTGCGGTAGATTTCGTGAATCATCCGCCCCACTATCAGACCAGCAGCGGTCTGGAAACCATCGACGTGATCGAAGCCTTTACCGAGGATCTGACCGGAGCCGAAGCGACCAATACCGGCAATGTGCTCAAGTATATGTGCCGGTGGAAGAACAAGAACGGCCTTGAGGATCTGAAGAAGGCTCGCTGGTATCTGAACCGGCTGATCGAGTACGTCGAGAAGCAAAACGAAAAGGAAGCTGAGCGTGCAATGCACCTGATGACTACTGCCACCGCATACAATCATTCAAGGAGTACCGTCGTTACCGCTCAGAATTAAGGAGGAATCAAGATGAAAATCGATGTGAAAGCCCTTGCCAACAAGGGCAAGCTGAGCGCGAAACAGCACAGTCCTGAGATCCTGGTGGTCACTGGCATCTTCGGCGTCGTGACCAGCGCGGTAATGGCCTGCAAAGCGACGCGCAAGTTGGACCCGGTACTGGAGGCGCACCAGCAGAACGCCGAAGCCGTTCATAAGAAGTATGCGACGGGTAAGGACGAGCACGCTGAAAAGCGCGAACTGACCCATGTATATTTGAAGACCGGACTCGGCATTGTGAAGTTGTACGGGCCTTCCGTAACCATCGGAAGTCTGAGTATCATCAGCATCCTGACCGGCAACAACATCCTGCGGAAGCGGAACATGGCGCTGGCTGCGGCATACGCGACCATCGATGCCAGTTACAAGCAGTATCGCGGTCGGGTAATCGAAAAGTTCGGCGAGGAGATCGACAAAGAGCTCCGGTTCGGAAGCCACCAGGAGAAGATCGAGGTGGTTGAGACGGATGAGAACGGCAAGGAGAAAAAGGTCAAGAAGGAAGTCACTGTGACGGGCTCCGGGCTCTCCGACTATGCCCGTTACTTCTGCGTCGGCGAAGCGAAAGCCGCCGAGCCCAACGCCGACTACAATGCCTTCTTCCTCAAGGCCCAGGAAGAGCTGGCAAATCACATGCTGAGGGCGAATGGCTTCCTGTTCCTGAATGATGTCTACGATATGTTGGGCATCGACAAGAGCATCGCGGGCCAGGCCGTCGGCTGGGTCTATGACAAAAACGATGACGACCACGGAGACAACTACGTTGACTTCGGCATTCAGGAGGTCTATCGCAAGCGCAGCGATCGGCCTGGAGATTATGAAAAGGTCTTCCTGCTGGACTTCAATGTAGACGGCAGCATCCTGGATCACGCGCAGAACAAGGGGCTTATCACCGACTGATAGGCCCTTCCATTTATATTTTTGGGAGGAGGTGCAACCGTGGAAACCGCCCTGAAGGCCGCAACCTGTCTGATGTTCGCGGCAATGGCCGGCGTCTGCCTGATCGGCGGCGTCGCTGTACTCACCAAATCCAAGAAAGGATGATTTAATGGACTATTTGGATGCCTTTATTTTTTCCCTGGACAACATGCTGGACACCAAACGCAAGCGCCACATCATCGGCGGCGTCCTGCTAAGCGCGTCCGCATTGTTCGGAGGATTGGCTGTAACTGTCTTTACGATCAAGAATGAATGAGGGAGCCCGCAGGGCGACTAAGGCGAGACAAACAGAATGCTTGGCCGCCTGTAGCCGCGACCCGCTGTAAGCGGAGGCGGAGCCGAAAGAAAAGGAGGGAGCGCCCCTGCGGCGCGAGAATTATGATCGGTGCTGTTGTTCTGACGTTTATCATCACTGCCTTATCCATGCTGGTGCTGTTTCTGCTGGAAGGCAATAAGAAACAGGTTTCCGAGAATCACCATATCCTCAAGGAGAATGACGGTCTGAGGCGTCAGATTTCCGAATACACGGCTCACGAGCAACGCCGCAGGGAATGCTCGGCCTATGACAAGGGCCTGTACGACGGACGAACGACGGATACCTATTATCGTCAGTGTCTGAAAAAGTTCACCTCCCGAGACCAGGCCGATGTCATGATGAACGGAGAAAGTGAGGAAAATGAAATATGAACAAAGGACTTGTGGCATTTGTATCCTTCGCAGCTGGCGGCGCGGTTGGATTCGTCGCGGCAAACAAACTGATGAAGGACAAGTATGAACAGCTGGTGCAGGACGAGATCGATTCCGTCAAGGCGGCTTTTCGCAAAGAGCACCCGCTGCCGGAAAAGAAGCCTCCGAAGCCCACGGAAAAGGAACGCAAGGCATACAGCCAGTATGCGGCTAACCTGGGTTACACGGAGGAGAAGAAACCAGCGCCCATTCAGGCGCCGCATGTGATCTCTCCCGATGAGTTCGGCGATCAGGACGGATACGATGAGATCAGCCTGACCTACTACTCGGATGGGACGGTTACGGACGACAACGACCGGGCCATGGATGAGGATGAGATCGAGGAAACCATCGGCAAGGACAGTCTGACGCACTTCGGCGAATACGAGGACGACAGCGTGTTTGTGCGCAACGACCGTCTGAAGGTCGATTATGAGATCCTGATGGATCAGCGCAGCTATGCCGATGTACTTCGAGAGAAACCCTATCTGGCCAAGTGACGAGGTGAATGATATTTGGCGATCCGAGTGAAAGGAGTGAGGCCGGAGAGTAACCGGGACAGAATCCTGAACGAATACTTTGAATGGATGATCCGGCTCGTGTGCGACGGAAAGTATTCAAGGAGATTGTCCTGGAGAAAACTCTTCCGTCTGCTTCACGAGACAGAGTTCATTTATATTCTGGAAATGGATGGCAACCGGGCCGACGACGGCATGGATCTTCGTTACCGGTTCGCCTATGAATCCGGCTACGACGAGCGCATGATCGACGATGTTTTTGCGGATCAGCCATGCAGCCTGCTTGAGATGATGGTGGCGCTGGCGCAGCGCTGTGAAGAGCATATTACGGACGACCCGGACAGCGGGAACCGGACCGGAAAATGGTTCTTTGAAATGATCGAAAGTTTGGGTCTCATGAGCATGGATGATGGGCATTTCGACAAGGTCGCCAGCGCAGATATTCTGGTTCGCTTTATGCGAAGGGAGTATCTGCCTGACGGCCGAGGCGGACTGTTCACGATATCCAACAGCGGATACGACATGCGCTCGGCTGAAATCTGGTATCAGATGATGTGGTACCTGAATGAGAATATCTACGGGAGGAGGAGTTACTGATGCCCAGAAAAGACATTATATTTTTCGATCTTGACGATGTCTACTTCAGAACGAAGCTGAACCGAAAGGTGAAGCAGTGCAAAGCGAGCATATTCATGCTGTCGCTATTGAGCGGCGTTCTGGTCGGCGTGGCGGTCGAAGCCAAGCACAGGATCGACGAGCTGGAGGAGCGCATAAAAAGAATTGAAATGGCGGGATAAGGTATGATCGACTTTCTGATGATCTCTACCCGCCCGACAAAGCGGGGCGTCGTTGAAATCTATCCAAAGTTTATCATCAGGAATCCCAGCGAGTATCTGATGATTCGAGGCGGCGACTTCTACGCCATTTGGGTAGAAGAGAAGGGCCTGTGGTCCACCAGCGAACAGGACGCGATAGACATCATCGACAGGGAGCTTGATCGATACGCCAAGGAAAACGGACAGCGGTTTGAAAACGGCTACAAGGTGCTGCATCTGTGGGACGCCGAAAGCGGCATGATCGATGCGTGGCACAAGTATTGCCAGCGGCAAATGAGGGACTCCTTCCACATGCTGGACGAAAAGCTGATATTCTCGAATACCCAAACGACCCGGAAGGATTATGCTTCCAAGCGGCTCCCCTACCCTTTGGAGAAGGGAGATACGAGCGCTTGGGATCGGCTTCTGGGCGTTTTGTATTCCGAGGAGGAGCGCAAAAAGATCGAGTGGGCCATTGGTTCCATCGTATCCGGTGACAGCCGACGACTTCAAAAGTTCATGGTCTTCTACGGTGCTGCGGGAACCGGTAAATCCACCGTTCTGAACATCATCCAGCAGCTGTTTGAAGGTTATACCAGCGTATTCGACGCGAAGGCGCTGGGACAGGCCAGCAACAGCTTTGCGCTGGAATCCTTCAAGACGAACCCGCTGGTTGCGATCCAGCATGATGGCGATTTGAGCCGAATCGAGGATAACACGCGATTGAACAGCCTGGTATCCCATGAGCTGATGACGGTGAACGAAAAGTTCAAGGGACTATATTCCAACAGCTTCAAGTGCTTTCTGTTCATGGGTACCAACCGGCCAGTGAAGATCACGGACGCAAAGAGCGGTCTGATCAGAAGATTGATCGATGTGAGCCCTACCGGCGAGAAGCTGAAGCCACATGAGTACAAGCAGCTGATGAAACAGATCACCTTTGAGCTGGGCGCCATCGCCAATCACTGTATGGAAGAGTACCTGGACCACCCGGATGAGTACGACGATTATATTCCTCTGAGCATGCTGGGAGCGAGCAACGATTTCTACAACTTTGTGATGGACAGCTGGGCTGTGTTTCGCAAGGAGGATGAGACGACGCTCAAGGCGGCCTGGGTAATGTACAAGGCGTACTGCGAGGATGCGAAGGTTGCCTATCCATATTCTCAGCGTGCGTTCAAGGAGGAATTGAAGAACTACTTCCGCGAGTACAAGGAACGCGAAATGCTCCCTGACGGAACGCGCGTCAGGAGCTACTACAAGGGCTTCCGAACCGAGAAATTCGAGGAAGAGAAGCCAGAGAAAAAGAGAAACGAGCCGACTCCGACCATAGATCTCAAGGAGCAGCCATCCATATTTGACGTAGAGTACGCCGATTGTCCGGCTCAGTACGCAAACGACGCAGGAACTCCCTCCAAGCGATGGGAGAACGTGAGAACGAAGCTGCGTGACCTGGACACTTCGAAGCCCCACTACGTGAAGACCCCGGAACAACTGATCGTGATCGATTTTGATATTCTGGGCGCGGACGGCGAGAAGAGCTTTGAGAAAAATCTGGAGGAAGCCGGCAAGTGGCCGCCCACCTATGCAGAGGTGAGCAAGAGCGGAAAGGCCATTCACCTGCATTATATTTATGACGGCGATGTGAGCAAGCTGAGCCGCATCTATGCGGATCACATTGAGATCAAGGTCTTCAACGGCAACAGCAGTCTGCGGAGGAAACTCTCGCTGTGCAACGACCTTCCCATCGCCCATATTTCATCCGGACTGCCCTTGAAGGAGGCGAAGAAAATAGTCAACTTCGATTCTGTTCAAAGTGAAAAGGGCCTGCGAACTTTGATTAAGAGAAACTTGAATAAGGAAATTCATGCAGGCACGAAGCCGAGCATCGACTTCATCTACAAGATCCTGGACGACGCTTACAACGACGACAAGCTGAGCTACGATGTAAGCGACATGCGCAACGCTGTATTTGCTTTCGCGGCGCACAGCACGCACCAGGCGGAATACTGTATCAAGCTGGTTGGCAGGATGCAGTTCAAGTCCAGAGATAAGTACACCTCCGAGGATGGCGCGGATATTCTTGTAAGTGATGGATTGAACGCGCCAATCGTATTCTACGACGTAGAGGTGTTCCCGAACCTGTTCCTCATCAACTGGAAGCTGCAAGGCGAAGGCAAGCCGGTCGTGCGGATGATCAATCCGAAGCCTTCCGATGTGGAGGAATTGATGCGGTACCGTCTGATCGGCTTCAACTGTAGACGATATGACAATCATATTCTCTACGGCCGACTGATGGGCTACAGCAACATGCAGCTATACAACCTGAGTCAGCGGATCATCAGCGGCGGCAAGCGCAACGATGCCTTCTTTGGGGAAGCATACAACGTGAGTTACACCGACGTATACGACTTTGCATCTGCCGGCAACAAGAAAAGCCTGAAAAAGTTCGAGATCGAACTGGGCATTCACCATCAGGAACTCGGATTGCCGTGGGACAAACCGGTTCCGGAGGAGCTTTGGCCGAAAGTGGCCGAATACTGCGACAACGACGTGATTGCGACCGAAGCCGTGTTCAATCACCTTTCCGCGGACTGGACGGCGAGGCAGATTCTGGCTGATATCGCCGGAATGACGGTGAACGACACCACCAACAGCCTGACCACGCGGATCATATTTGATCGCGTTCGCAAGCCACAGGCGGAGTTCAACTACCGAGACCTGAGCCAGCCGGTCCACGAACTGAAACAGGAGGTTCTCAAGTTCCTGAAGGACGCCTGCCCTGAGATGATGAGCCAGCTTCACGGCGAAGAGGAAAGCCTGCTGCCATATTTTCCGGGCTATTACTACGGTCCGGGTGAATCGACCAAGGGCTACAACGGCGTTCAGTTCGCTGATGAGTCCGGAGGACTCGTCCCAGGACAGGGCCGCAAGGGCTACGTGAGCATCTATCGGGATGAGGAGGTCGGAGAAGGCGGATACGTCTACGCGGAGCCGGGTATGTACGGAAACGTGGCGCTGCTGGATATCGCCTCGATGCACCCGCACAGCGTGATCGCAGAATGCCTGTTTGGACCAACCTTCACGAAGCGCTTCAAGGAAATCGTGGACGGCCGAGTGAGCATCAAGCACGAGGCCTGGGACGACGTGAACGTCATTCTGGATGGCAAGCTGGCGCCCTATGTTCAGAAGGTCATAGGTGGCGAGATGACCAGCAAGCAGCTGGCGGACGCCCTGAAGACGGCTATCAATTCGGTGTACGGATTGACCAGCGCGGCTTTTGAGAATGCCTTCCGCGATCCCAGGAACAAGGACAACATCGTAGCAAAGCGCGGCGCTCTGTTCATGGTGAATCTGAAAAACGAGGTGCAGCAGCGCGGCTTTACGGTAGCCCACATCAAGACAGATTCCATCAAGATCCCCGATGCCAATCCCGATATCATCCAGTTTGTGATGGATTACGGAAAGCGGTACGGGTACACCTTTGAGCATGAGGCGACTTATGACAAGATGTGCCTGGTCAACGACGCCGTATACATCGCCAAGTACAAGGGCGGCAAGAAGGACGGCCAGTGGACGGCAACCGGAAAGCAATTCGCTGTCCCATACGTCTTCAAGACGCTGTTCAGCCGGGAACCCATTCAGTTCAAGGATATGTGCGAGACCTTCTCAGTCAGCGGCGCTTTATATTTGGACATGAATGAAAAGCTGCCGGATGTCAGCCAGGAAGAGGAGCTTCTGAAGAAGAGCCTGAAGGCGCTGGGCATGTCGTGGGAGGACTGGCAGGACTTCCTGGCCAACCCTGGAGAGAATCTGCTGACGATCCAGGATGAGCGGTCGCTCCGGCAGCTTCAGGAGACCATCGAAAGCGGACATGACTACCACTTTGTTGGACGTGTCGGCGAGTTCACGCCTATCAAGGCCGGATGTGGCGGAGGCGTGCTGCTCAGAGAATCCGGAGGAAAGTATTCTGCCGCGACCGGCAGCAAGGGCTTCCGATGGATGGAGAGCGAGATGGTAACCTCCCTGAGCCGCGAGCAGGATATCGACCGCAGCTACTACGACAAGCTGGTGGACGACGCGATCGAGACCATCTCGAAGTATGGAGACTTTGAGTGGTTCCAAAGCGACGATCCGTATGACGTACCTCCGGAAGGTGATGCGCATGACGGAGCCTAAGCGTTTCTTCACCGTGGAATATAACGGGAGAAGCTATATTCTCGAAGTCTACGAATGGACAACCCTCGACACGGCATGGGCCTCACAGATGTGCTGGTTCATGCCCGGTTCTGCCGTCACCATCACGGACGACAATGGAAATTCACAAACTTTTGTAAAGGAGTAATGACCTATGATCGGAAGAACGATCGCTATCGACGACACTAATTTCATCTTCAAGACCAATTTCACCGGTGATCCCACCAGAGACCGTTTTGGCGATTCCAGGCGAAAGGCCAACGTGCTGATCCCCGATCCTGAGCAGGCGAAGGATCTGATCAAGGCCGGCTTCAAGGTGCGCGAAACCCGTCCCGGCCCGGATGATGACCCGAGCGAGTTCGTGCCCGAATTCTTCATACCGGTACTGCTGAAATACCGTAATCGTATGGATCAGCCGGTGAAGTATCCGCCCAAAGTATATTTGGTGAGCGGAGACGGCGAGCCGGTGTTGCTCAATGAAGAAACGGTGCACTGCATCGACGAGATTCGGGTGAAGAACGTGAACGTCATCCTGAATCCGTATGAGTATGACCCGGCGAACAACGGCCTGAGCCTGTATGTTCGCACCATGTATGTTGAACAGGACCTGGACGACGATCCATATGCCGCCAGATACCGTTCCCGCCGGGACGACGGAGAGGGGCTGCCGTTTTAATGTACATTCTGACACAGGGAGACCGCGAAAAAGCGGAGGAGATCCGAAACGAAGCGAAGATATTCCGGTGCTACCTGTGCGGATGCCGTTGGAAGGCGAATCGGGACGATTACGTTCGGAACTACAACTACCAGGGGAACAGCTATATCCTGAGCAGCGTGTGCCCATGCTGCAACGAAGTGATTCGCCTGGAGGAACCAGCGTAATCGTCCCAAATCCTCAAGAGAAAGCAGGGATGGAAATGGCAAGGATCAATCTTTACGAATACCAACTGGACGCCATCGAACGGATGAAAAACGGCTGCGTTCTTTGCGGCGGCGTAGGCAGTGGTAAAAGCCTGACAGCGATCAGCTACTACTACCTCGAAAATGGCGGACAGCTGGAGAGCCTGGTTGGCGACGATTATATTCCAATGGACGACCCGCCGATGGATCTGTACATCATCACGACGGCCAGGAAGCGGGACACCTTTGAATGGGAAAAAGAGCTTGCCCCATTCCTGCTTTCCACAACCAAGGAGACAAACCTGTACGGCAATCGCGTGGTGGTTGACAGCTGGAACAATATCGCCAAATATTCCGAGGTGGAGAACGGCTTCTTTATATTTGACGAGCAGCGCGTTGTAGGGAAGACGACGCAGAAGTGGGTCAAAAACTTTCTCGTCATCGCCAAACACAACCGATGGATCATGCTGTCTGCGACACCGGGAGACAAGTGGATCGAATACATGCCGCTGTTCATCGCCAATGGTTTCTACAAGAACAGCACCGAGTTCCAGCGGGAGCATGTCATCTACTCCTACGGCTTCCAGAACTATCCGAAGATCGAAGGCTACCGGTTTGAATCCCGATTGGAGCACTATCGGGATTATATTCTGGTGGACATGGACTTTCATCGCCAGACGGAAGCCCACCACGAGGATATTTGGGTGGACTTCGACAGCGGGATGTACCGTAGCCTGATACGCACCCGCTGGGACCCATGGAAGGAAGAACCAATCGAGAACGCCGGCGGACTGTGCTACTGCCTGAGAAAAGCGGTAAACAGCGATGAAAGCCGACAGCGGGCGGTTCTTGAGATCGCGGAGAGCCATCCGAAGGTGATTATATTCTACAGCTTCGATTATGAACTGGAGATCCTCAAATCCCTTGGATGGCCGAAAGATACGGTGATGGCGGAATGGAACGGGCACAAGCACGAATCGATTCCGAAGTCAGACCGATGGGTATATTTCGTGAACTACAGCGCCGGTGCTGAGGGCTGGAACTGTACGGAAACGGATACCATGGTGTTCTATTCCCAGAACTACAGCTACAAGGTCATGGTTCAGGCCAGCGGACGGATCGACCGTCTGAATACGCCGTTCCACGACCTTTACTATTATCACCTGAAAAGCCGAAGCGGCATCGATATCGCGATCAGTCGGGCTTTGGCAGACAAGAAGACATTCAATGAAAGCAGATTTGTGAAGTGGTAGCGCGTTGTTTTCATGTCCTTTTGTGAAGGAGGTGTACTTACATGAAGTACCATTTTTGTGTAAAAAGACCGAAAGAAGGAGACGTTAACAACGAAGTCGTCAAGATGGCAAGAGTTCTACTTAAAGGTGGCACTGTACACTGGGGAAAGAGAGGACAGGTAGTAGCATTCACGGAACCTCTTCACAGCGACGGAACACCGGCAGTAGAACTCGGCTATCTCAACATGCTTGTTAAAGCTCCTTTGATGGACTATCTGAGGGACAAGAAAAGGCTTGGTAAGATCACCGTAATCACAAAAGGATGGACTAAAATAATGAAGGGAAAACCTAAAATCTACCCTCGTGCATAAAGTACGAGGGCTTTTAGGTTTTGTTCTCTTTTATATTTGAAAGGAGAAAATGAAGATGGATAATCAGAATCAGAAGAACCGTGAGGAAGAATTCGAGAAGAAGCTCCAGAGAATCGAACGGATCGCTCTGATCGTTTTGAGCGGGGCATCCGTCGTGGCGGCGCTCTACTGCCACAACCAGATGAGGAAGTCTGTGAAGCTGCTGAACAAGGCCGCCGACAGTGTGGCAGAGCTGACCGTGGTGGATGTGCAGCAGGGTATCATCGACCGGGCCATCAACAACGCGGCCAATCGTGAAGTCGGCAGAGCCGTGACCAGAGCGGTCCGGCTGGTGGAGGACGAGATGACCAGCGAGACCCAGAAGCGGGTTCGGAGCGCCGTGCAGCAGTGCCAGGGCAAGCTGCAAAAAGCAGTTACGGACGCCATCGCCAAGGAGGCGGCGAAGGTGGACAAGGACGACATCATGGAAGAGGCTACCGAGCGGGCGAAGGAGATGCTGCTGGAGCGGTTCGATGGCAAGCTGGATGGGCTGATGAGCGACTACCAGCGGAATCTGGACAACGTGGGCAAGATCTACCAGTCCATCGCCTCTTCCATGGCGGATAAAGCGGGTAAGGACGTTACCCTGAAGCTGGGCTAAGGTACTGGTGGACATGTTCATCAAACACATCAAGTTTCCTGAGGATTGGGACAACACGACAAGAATCAGCTTCCTGCAAAGGCGGGTGATCGTTCATTCAATCCTCTACTATGAGATGTCAACCAGCGTCATCAGTGATATTCAGTTTGACACGCTCAGCAGACAGCTTGTTGCGCTGATGCAATCATCCACCAAAGAGGAGTGCGAGGCAAGCACCTACTGGTATTGTATGAGCACCTTCGACGCTTCGACCGGCTTTTATATTTACTCCAGTCTGAGCCAACACGACAAGGCCTATCTTAAAGGCATTGCAAGGCTGGTGCTTTACAATTATAAGAAGCATATATTGCATCAAGTATAAGGAGGTGATGAGTAATGCAGCAGGTTCCGGTTGCACCGACGGAGGTGCTTCTCGTGAGCTTCGACCTGACGCACGGTGAGGATAACAAAATCTGCATCGTCGGCAAAAAGGCCGGTGACCAAGGAGCGATCACGATCGTAAACGCCTTTGAAGGCCAGAAGGCCGTTGATATTTTCAGGCTGTTGACGACTGTTCAGACAAAACAGGAGGTAAAGAAAGAAGAATAACTTCAAGTTTGAGATTGGTCAGCTTGTAGCGACCCGTGGTGTGGCGGACTTGCAGATGGAAAATCGCGAGTTCGCCTCTTTCATCGATCAGTGCTTCAATCGCTATATTCAGTGCGATTGGGGCGATACCTGTGAAGAGGACAAACGAAGCAACCGTTACGCCGTCAAGCATGGCGAACGGATATTGGCCGAGTACAAGCACACAACGCATCCCGACTGGCGTATCTGGATCATCACAGAGTGGGACCGGAGCGTTACGACAATTCTGTTCCCTGACGAATACTAACCGAACTTTATATTTGAATTGGAGGAAAGAGAAAATGAAGAAGTTTGAATTCACCGGTGAAACCATGACCACTTTCTTTGGGAAGACCCTGCACCGCATTCGCGCCATTGCCGACATCATCAATTCCGTTGGTGATGTGATCGTTAAGGCCGGACAGCTCGGCGGCTGGCTTGAGAAAGAGGAGAATCTTTCTCAAGACGGCAATGCGTGGGTCTACGGCAATGCGTGGGTCTACGGCAATGCGCGGGTCTACGGCAATGCGCGGGTCTGCGACGATGCGTGGGTCTACGGCAATGCGCGGGTCTGCGACGATGCGCGGGTCTGCGACGATGCGTGGGTCTACGGCCATGCGTGGGTCTACGGCAACGCGTGGGTCGGCGACGGTGCAGTCGTAAAAAAGCCCGATCAGTACCTGACTGTCGGCCCTATCGGAAGCCGAAATGACACGACGACATTCTTCCGCAACGCGAAGGGCGTCATCAAGGTCAAGTGCGGGTGCTTTATCGGAACCATTGACGCTTTCCTGGAAAAGGTCACGTCTACGCACGGTGACAACAAGCACGCTGTGGCCTACCGGGCAGCGGCCGCACTCGCTCTGGTTCAGGTGGATACGACGGTTACGGACGACAATCCGCCGAAAACCAGGCCCATTGACGGAGTGGAGCTTCTCCAGCGTGTCGTCGATCGAGTAGAAATCGATACTCACAATGAACGGGAGGAACAGAACAATGCGTGAGCACATGATCCGTCTCGAAGCAAAAAGAGACCACGCCAACAATAAGTTCTACCTTATGCTTAGCGAAAACCTGCCCTATGGGCTCTATGAGATCATGATCCCGCAGGACGAACCGCTTCACATTATCAAGGTCATCTTCAATCCGCCCGCGACGATCGTTCTGTGGAATGATGGAACAAAAACTGTCGTGAAATGCAGCGATGAGGAAAGCTATGACCCTGAAAAGGGATTGGCGATGGCCATTGTCAAGAAGACCTTCGGCAACCACGGTAACTACTACAACGTCTTCAAAGCCGTGCTTCCCAATCCGGCAGATATTCCAACGCCTGAGCTTGATTTCTCCGCCTTTGCGAATATCTTTCGAGAAACGCTCAGCGAGATACTTTCGCTGAAGTCGAAGGGAGAAATCGGCAAATGAATAAGGGCGGAGGTGCTATTGGCGGGATGTCCCTGAGCGGGACACTGGCCGTTATATTCATCGTGCTGAAGCTGACAGGGCTGATCCACTGGTCGTGGCTGTGGGTGCTCTGTCCGTTCTGGCTGCCGACGGCAATATTTGTGATCGCCCTGATCCTGGCACTTCACAAATTCTGAACGACCAGAAAGGAGAAAATGATGGATTTCAGAACAGGAGGAACCCATCATGTTCAGACTGATTCAAACGAGCGATACCCGAGGCGACTGTACTGCGAGCTATGATGTCCAGCTGGATAAGGTCTATACGGTCAGGGAATTCCTTGAGATGATTCTGACCAACAAGGCAGACGAGTGGGGCGCATTCTATCTGATGGTGCGCTCCAAGCGTTTGTTTTGGCAGAACCCCAGCTGCGAGTATAAGCACGGTCAACGAACCGGCACGACCTGGGCGAATATTCTGATGCGCTACGGCGACAGGAAAATCGCACAGGTGAAATCAGATGGCGGCTGGACCCGAATGGACTACTATATCTGGCTGGACGCTCCAGAAGAGAAGCAGAAGGTATCTCCAAAACCGACTGAAAAGGAGGAGAAAATGAAAAACGAACTGCCGACCACGGATTGTCTGTTGGTCGTGCAAGCGCCTTACGCTCTGAAAACGGACCGAATCAAAGAAATCCATGAACGCCTTGTCGAGCAGAAGAAGACAGGCGTTATATTTCTTGCCGGCGGCTTTAAGGTGCTTGTAGTTCCTAAAGAGATCGAGGTTCGCTTCGATGCCGAAAACGAGGAAAATGATAATTCGGAAGACAAAGAGGGACCTGAGACATGAACGAACTCAACTTTGGAAAGAAAGTCATACAGATATTGGACGACATCAACCGCTCCGATGCCAAGGATTGCAATCTGAAGCGTGAGAACGGCAATATCAACGGCGACACACCCATGGGGGCCATGCTTCAGCAGGGCGCCAACGTTGCAAAGGAATACTACCTGGGAACCATGATCGACCCTGAGATCGCCTATCTGCACGAAAAGGGCTGGATTCATATCCACGATCTGGACTTCTATGGCTGGACAACCACCTGTACGCAAATCGAGCTGCGAAAGCTGTTCAAGGGCGGCTTCAACACCGGGCACGGCCACCTGAGAGAGCCGAAGTCCATCGGCAGCTACGCGGCGCTGGCGGCAATCGCTATCCAGAGCAACCAGAACGATCAGCACGGCGGACAGAGCATCGTCGATTTCGACTACACCATGGCGGACGGCGTGCGGTTGACTTACAACAAGTATCTTCACGAGGCGTTCGAGATCCAGTCTGAGCTGATGAACGAAGCGGAGGCGGATTACAGCACTGATGTGAAGTGGCGCGAGGATTACGCTATGCGTAAAACTCGCCGGGACACCTATCAGGCGATGGAGGGTTTGATCCACAACCTGAACACCATGCACAGTCGCGCAGGAGCGCAAGTACCGTTCAGCAGCATCAACTACGGCATGGACACCTCCTGGGAAGGGCGGCTGGCCATGGAACAACTTCTGCTGGCGACCGAGGCGGGGCTCGGAAACGGTGAGACGCCCATCTTCCCCATTCAGATCTTCCGGGTCAAGGAGGGCGTGAACTACAATCCCGACGACCCGAACTACGATCTGTTCAAGCTGGCGATTCGCGTGAGCGCCAAACGGCTGTTCCCGAACTTCAGCTTCATCGACGCGCCGTTCAATCTGCAATACTACAAGCCAGGACATCCCGAGACAGAGGTGGGCTACATGGGCTGCCGTACCCGCGTGATGGGCAACGTCTGCGGACCTGAGATCGCTCCCGGACGCGGCAACCTGAGCTTCACCTCCATCAACCTTCCGAGGCTCGCCATCGAAGCAGACGGCAATGAGGCCGAGTTCTTCACCCACCTGAACCTAATCCTGAGAAAGGTGATGAAGCAGCTGCTGGACCGATATTTGGTACAGGCTGCCAGAACGGTGCGGAATTTCCCATTCATGATGGGCGAAGGCGTATGGATGGGCTCTGAAACACTGGGTCCGGACGACGTGGTTGTCGAAGTGCTCAAGCATGGCACGCTGTCCATCGGCTTTATCGGTCTGGCGGAAACCCTCAAAGCCCTGACCGGCAAGCATCACGGAGAGAGCGATGAAGCGCAGAAGCTGGGCCTTGAGATCGTTCATTATATTCGCGCCTTCTGCGATGAGATGAGCGAAGAGATCGGAATGAATGTGACCTGCCTGGCAACACCGGCCGAGAGCCTGTCGGGGCGTTTTGTTCGGATGGACAAGCGGCTGTACGGCGAGATCGAAGGCGTGACAGACCGTGATTACTACACCAACAGCTTCCATATTCCGGTGTACTTCCCCATCACGGCGGCCCGCAAGATCGAGCTGGAGGCCCCCTACCACGCGCTGACGAACGCCGGACATATTTCCTACGTGGAGATGGACGGCGACGCCACAAGGAACTTGGAAGCCTTTGAGACCATCATCCGACACATGAAGGAATGCGGCATCGGTTACGGCAGCATCAATCACCCCGTAGACCGCGACCCTGTGTGCGGATTCAATGGCATCATCGGCGACGTATGCCCACGCTGCGGACGGCGCGTGAAATCCGTCGAGCAGGAACACATCAAACGCTACACCACGGCGCGGTGTTCAAATCTCTGATTTGACCATCCGCGGTCGGCTTTGCCGACTGATAATCCTGAACGGATTATCACCTTCAAGACCAACGAATAAGAGGAGGAAATACCATGGCTAAGAGAATGCCTATCGGACAGTTTGTCACAGAACTTGAAGCCGCGCTGAACCGCGGAGACGGCTACATCATGGGCGCGAGAGGACAGAACCCCAGAACCGGCAAGCTGGATCTCAGCTCCACGAGCGTTTCGAGCTCCTGGAAGGAGAACGGCTACTACTACACCCAGTATTCCGACAGTCAGCGGACCCAGGCCCTGAAGTGGCGCAAGAAGTGCACCCGTGTGTGGGACTGCAACGGCATGGCGGAGGGCATCTATGAGCTCTACACCGGCACGAACATCGATTCCAAGGCTCGTCACAACTATTCCGGCTGGTGCGGCATCAAGGGCACCGGCATGATTCCCGTGAAGTATCGCGTTCCCGGCGCGGCGGTGTTCTGGAGCAACAGCGGCGCTTCCTCGATCCACCATGTGGCGTACCTGTGGAAGCCGGTTAAGGACGGCCATCCGGAGGGCGACTGGTACATCATCGAGGCCAAGGGTGTGATGTACGGCGTGGTGAAGTCCAAGCTGAACAGCCGCAAGCCCAACTTCTGGGGACTGATGGACAAATACTTCGACTACGGCGACACGTCTGTGCAGCCGGTGACGACAGTCGTAGTGGAAGCTACGCTCGGAAGCCGCATCCTGCGCAACGGCGACGAGGGCAACGACGTGAAGGAGATGCAGAGCGGCCTGATCCGCCTGGGTTATGACCTGGGTAAGTGGGGTTCGGACGGCGACTTCGGCGACGCGACCGAAGAGGCCGTGAAGGCATTCCAGAATGACCACAAGCTGGAAGCCGACGGCGAATTCGGGCCCAAGTCTCTGAAGGCGTTCGAGGCGGCTCTGTCAGAGCTGGACAAGCCCGTGGAGAACCCGAAGACTGTGCGCATCGAAGGCGGAAAGTGCTATATCCGCACCGCTCCGAACACCTCCGGCAAGGCTCTGGGCGTGGCCCACGAGGGTGACGTGCTGCCCTTCGGCGGAAAGATCGACGAGGAGACCAAGTGGCTGGCCATCATCTACAAGGATCAGCCCGCCTGGGTGAGCTGCAAGTACGGAAGGCTGGTCGCGTAGCATGGACGCGGCACGGATGATACAGATCTGGGAAGCCAGGATCGATATCGCACTCTGTTACGCATCCGTAGCCTTAAAGTGGGTATTCATCATCGGCGTATTGCTGGTCAGCGGACTGGCAGTGCGCCGATTTTCCCACGGCTACAGAAAATAAAAAAAAATAAAAATCCGGAGGATATTTGTCATGGTCATCAATGTCATCGGTGAATCGATCAGCGAGGAAGAACTGAACGCCTATCAGGATCGCGGACTGGAGAAGTACGGCGACGCTCTGAAGGAGATGGACATCAACGTGGCCGGCGACGAGGTGGAGCTGACCTACAAGCTGGAGGGGCAGCCGTTTGAGCGGGTGCGTCGGATCACCGGCTATCTGGTCGGCACACTTGACCGGTGGAACAACGCCAAACAGGCGGAGGAAAGGGACAGGGTGAAGCACGATGCCTGAAATCAAGCGCGATCCGCGCGGATATTATACGCTGTACATTGACGGCGTGTTTGCCGGCAACTTCGACACCAGATCGGAAGCGGACCGGGAATACAACATCATCCTTGAGGATCAGTAGCGAAATCGACGCGAAAGAGGGTTTGCGGAAAACGCATTCCCTCTTCTTTTTCTAAAGAAAGGACGTGATTACCATGGATATATTGGTAATTATATTTCTGATGCAGGTTGTCGGAAGCGCGATCGGCATCCTGCTGGCGGTTGCCCTGGTTGACCGCTTTAACAAATGGAAGGACAGGAGGCGATAAGGTATGGTATTCAGAGCGTTTGGGCTGGTGGAGAACAGCTTCGTGGACGGTCCCGGCATCCGCATGGCGATATTCTTTCAGGGCTGTATCCGGCATTGCGAGGGCTGCCACAATCCGAACTCCTGGCCGATGTACGGCGGCGAGCGGATGGATACGAATGACATCATCAAGAAGATCGCCAATGATCCGCTGCTTACCGGCATCACACTGACCGGCGGCGAGCCGTTCTTGCAGCCGACACAGGCGCTGGTGCTTGCGCGGTTCGCCCGTCAGAGAGGCCTGTCCGTTTGGTGTTACACGGGCTACACATTTGAGGAGATCAACGAGTGGGAGGACAACCGCAAGACACTGCTCAAGAACATCGACGTGCTGGTTGACGGGCCGTTTGAGATCGACAAGATGAGCCTGGACATTCCCTGGCGCGGCAGCACAAACCAGCGGCTGGTGGACGTTCAGAAGAGTCTGGAGAAGGGCGAGGTGATTTTGTATGACGAATCCGAAGCCTAAAGAGGTCAATTATTTCGAGTATTGCAGGAAGTGCATACACGAAAAGCTGGAAGACTTCAAGGAGCCGTGCAATACCTGCCTGGAGCAGTTCACGAACGAGGGCACCGACAAGCCCGTGAAATTTGAGGAGAAGAGTAAATGACACCGAATGAATATCAAGAACTCACACTGCGGACTGACAGTCTGCTGCGTAATCCAATCCACACAGTCGTTATTATTGACAAAGAGAAGTATAACGGCGTTCTTCGTCTCGAACAGGGTCTGATGGGCCTCAACGGAGAGGCGGGTGAAGCGATTGATATTCTCAAGAAGCATCTGTTCCAGGGCCACGATCTCGACCGGGAGCACCTGGCCAGAGAACTGGGTGATGTGGCGTGGTATCTCGCAATCAGTGCGGACGCGCTGGGATATTCACTGGAGCAGATCCTTCAGATGAACATCGACAAGCTGCGTGCGAGGTATCCAGACGGATTCGAGGCCGAGCGGAGCCTGCACAGAGCGCGTGAGGACGACTGATTGAAGGTGATTTTGCTCCTGCAAAAACAGTCGCCTATGCCCACTTTCGTTTTGAAAACCGGGCTTCTGCCCACTTTTATTCGGGCAGCGATGAAAAACCGCCCTGTAAAAGTGGGCTTGTGGCCAAAAAAAGTGGGCAAAAGCCCACTTTTGAGAGATAAAAGTGGGCAGGAAAACGGGCTGAAAAACCTCAAAAATCGGCTAAAATTGCCTGAAATTGACCGTTTTTCGGCGATTTTGGGGCGTTTTTCGAGGAAAAATGAAGTTTCTGCCCATTTGCCCACTTTTGTTTTCTATTTCTATAAAAAATTAAAAAATTAAATATTATATATAAATAGCGAATAAAAGTGGGCTTTTGGCCACAAGGTCAAATGGACCGAGTTTAAGGGAGGAATGCGATAAGACTGAAGTTATATTTTGGGAACCGCCATGAGCCAAGCGAATCTGTGATATAATGAACTTGAAGGAAATTTTCCATACTGGAAAATTTGTCGCTTTGCGACCGATTATTCAATTCTGAAAGACTTGAATAATCACCGATCGAACTTGGACTGGAGGTGGCCCGATGCGAAGAGACCATGACGAGTATGACGAAATCTACAGATTGGATATGAAGCGTGAATGGACTGAATCCGCCTATGACGAGACGGGCGATTCGGTTTTCTGTGATATTTGCGGCGGGGAGATGAAGTGGCAGCCGAATGAGAATCTATGGCGTTGCGCAGACTGTGGGCAGGAAATGCGCCGGGCGGTATATTTTGATTACATCGGCGCCGAGCCTCCGGGAAGCGAATGT